GTTTCTTGCCCCGCGCGGGGGCGATGATTTCAGCAGAAACGGAATTGGTTAGCACATCAAGTTGGTCAAGAATTCCCAACTCGGCAAGCGTCTCAATTGAGACAACGCGAATCTGACAGGTCTGTCCGCTAGGGGTGGTGAAGTCCCGGACGCTTTCGCCCCAGGTAGTAAGTTCGTACAGGCCATTGCTATCGGACTTTGCCATCACTGTGGTCCTTTGTCCTTGTATTTGTTTGTGTGGAGTGGATGTTGTTTACGGGTCTTCGGGTGTCACCGGGTTAGCAACCGGCGTGAGCGGGATGGCCACCGCAGTCTCATTCTGTACGAAATCATACAGAACATCATCGATGTCATCCAGCAACGGGAGGGCATTCCCCTTGGCTGCAGTCAAGAAGAATTCGCCCTCATTCATCTCGCCTTCTAGCGTGTCCGTGACCCTGCACCGATACAGAATACAGTGGATGTCACCACCAGAATCCGAAATGGCCTGACCTTCAGCCCGGAACCACGGTCGAGCGTTCTGGCCTCGCTTGCGGAGCGTGATCACACGGTTCGGAGTCGTTCCGGATTCCAGGATCTCACCACCAGACATAATCGACCAGGCGACCAGCGAGATGCCGCCAGATTCAATCTCGAATTCGACCGTGGCGCCCTTACCGCGCATCGAGATTGTTCGGTCATCACCCTTCAGTTCCTCAAAGTCCTCAGCCTCTGAGAAAGACAGGGTTCGTGCATAGGGCAGGTCCTCTGACGCAGCTCCCAGATCAATCCCGGAAGCGTCGTCATAGGGAGTCAGCTTGATGTCTCGCATGCCATACGGCAAAGCCGTAGGGACTGGAGCAGTCATCTCTTCCCTCTCTTTGGTTCTTTGAACCGGAGAGTGTCAACCATCTTTCCGGTTCTAGTGTTGAATCTATGTATCACCACGACTCTGCCGGAGACTGAGCCACAAAGTCCCGACCTACACTTCACCTCCACTATGTCTTCCTCCACATACAGGACTCCATACAGAATCCCGTTTGGACACCGCAGCTCAACTAAGAGCTGTGGGGGACTGTGAACCCGTTGTCTGTCTTCAAGTAGTTCAGCGCGCTCTTGCTGAAATCGGCGACTGGAATGGTGAACTTGTTTGTCCTGTTCCATTCCACCGTTTCCTGATTCTTGATGCCGATATTTTCCCAGTCGGCTTTTGTCAGAATTCGTCGTGTGGCAATGCCAACATACACAACTCCATCAGAGTCGCCCTTGGCATTGCCGCCATTTCCGCTGTCATCGCCAGCCCCATCTACCTCAGCTTCTTCAATGAAGATGGTGTCCTCATCAGTTCCGCTGGTGGTCGCAGGGTTTGCTGGGGTGCTACGCCTCGCTGCCATTTCGATCTCCTCTCAAGAATTAGTCTATCTTGATAGTACTCTGAACGAAGCATTCTTGACAGATGTGTTGTGGACATCATCAACAAAGTCAGCACTCATTCCATCAGAATATGCCGATGTCAGGATGCCATCTGTTCCTGATATTTGATGATTGCCCACCAATATTTCCCGTACCCGTTTGAGGATGATCTCATGGCCCATGAAGTCAACGCATTCCTCTTTGTTTCTGTGACACCAAATTGTCAATACCTCTGGACCATGGCCAGCAATCTCATCAACCTTCTCTTCCCATTTCAAGATGAGGAAATATCCATTGCGCGGCGACACCTCCATCGCATGGGTAGCCCAGATCCGCGCGGCGGTAATCCCCAGGCCATTAAGGGTGGCATCGGTTGATAGGAGCGTGAATACTGCTGCTCTGCAGCTCACTGGATCTTCCCCCACAATCCATCAATCATTGCTTCCAGTTCTCGCATGGCCATTCGCAAACTGGGCAGAATGATCTGGTACTTGCCATGGTTTGCAACTTCCAGCCAAATTCCATATGACACTGCGTGCGCCAAGACCAAGCCAAATTGGTCGCCCTGCGAGATGTCAGTGCACAACAGACCGGAACGTGCAGCAGCCGTCCGGTCAGTCCATACAGCATTGGCCTTCATGTACCCTGTGGTGATTGATGCCTGCCTACCAAAGATGGCCTTGAGAGCGCGTGGAGTTTTATTCTCCAACCTGTCCAGACGGCCAAGCATTTCAGTGGTATCAATAAAGCGGGGCATCTGGATGCCTCCCATATGAAGCCACGGTGGCCTTTAGCGAATACCCATCACTCGGCAGGATGCTGGTGACTTCCCATTCCTCACCATTATGGTCAACCCAATGGTCGCCAATATTCACATATGCATCATATCTACCGAACAAAATGAAGTCTTTGCGACGCTCGGTCGAGTCCTCTGTGGTTAATTCGACAGATGCTCCGGCCGTGTCGGCTGATGCTAAGATCAGCTTAAACACCTGTGGTGGTCGATCTGGACCATTGACCATAGTCGTTCCGCCAGCAACAGTTCGCGTGGCAACACGAGGGGTGAGGACAATGGTGCTTGGATCAGCCGCAATGAATTCATCTGTTATCCGACGTTGTACATATCGCTCCTGCTCAACAGCACCCATCATGCACGCTCGATGTCCCAAGAGCGAATGAATCTGTCCTGACTAATGGTTCCGCCACCATCACCAGAATCAGCCTCTTCAACATCCGCCAATTTGCCATACATTTCGGCCAGCTTGATCATTCTGGCGTGAACCACTTCCATCCCGCGCGTGCTGCTGGATTCAGATACGTTGACCAAGTACAGCGTCTGTGCCGCGCGTTTGCGATAGTACATTTCTGCGATGCGATTGGCGCCCTTGCCGGCGTCAATCAGCTCTTGGATGACACCTTCAGTGAATCCATGATCGTGCGCATCATCCTCAAGAAGGGACTGGACCTCAAGAACAATCACAGCCATATCACGCCGCCCTACATACGATCAGTTCGCGTTGCTTCGGCACATACATTCCGCTCCTGCGCCTATCGTACCGGCGAGCCGAAAGCTCATCATCATTATGCGCCAAACCACCCTGACCCATCATACCGATGCCATGCTTGGGGTTTCGGGCCTTGATGAGGACGCTTACAGAAGACGAGTTGCCTGATGGCATGACCATCGATGGCGCCATAGCAGAAACCGGACAGCTCAAACGCCAAATCATCCCATTAACAGAAGACCCGGTTTGTGCCAAGAACGAGAATCCAGCTGGCGGAGATCCATAGGTGGTGGCCACACCCGCAGTGCCCCACCCAAAGTAAGCCCTGTCAATGTCTTCGGGAGTTTGTGATGGGAAGGGGATGGTTGTTCCATTGCCCCCTCTAACCCACGTACCAGGAGTTCCATCAACTTCCCACAAGGTATCTGGCCCAAGACCCGCAGTTACCTCCATCATCATCGCTGCTGAGTTTGTGGTGGTGTTGGACCCGCTATGCGTACATGTTATGTTGCCTGATGCAGTTGATGTGTTGATGATCCCAAGGTAGATAAAGTGGCGGATGGAAATTCCAAATGGTTGATAGTTGAGCAACTGCGTCCATGTTGCTCCACCGCCAGTCACCGATGCAATTGCTCTGTTGCCGCCCACATCTGACGAAACGCGAGCAAGGTATACCAGTGCATTTCCCTTGGTTGTCCCTTGCGCAAGAGGAACGGACACGGGGGTTGATGTTGAAACAAACGCTTGTGAAATAGATCCAACTTGCGCAATCTCGGTCATGCGAAGCCTCGTGTGGCTCCCATAAGATACAACTTATCGTCAGCCAAGTTGTAGTACCAGAGCAAGAAATCTTTTCGGTTGGCAGTTGTCGTCAAAGCTACAGCAGGAATGTCTGTACCGAAAACATATGCACCATTCCATGTTGGCACACGAGTTCCTGTACCATCTTGCTTCAATTCCATGAGAATGGTTGCGCCATCAATCAAGTTTGTTGGCTTGGCCATGGTGCGGTTTCCACCCAAGGTGACTCGCTGGATGGAACGCTTAGCGCTTGATGCATCAGGAGTGATGGTTGCACCATCAGTCATATTCACAATAACGTCATGCGTATGCGCCAATGCTGAATATGCAGCGGCTCCTTCGGCCGGAGTCAGATAACCAGGGTGCGGGTCTCCCGCCGCTGCATGCGCCGATACAGCCGTCGATGCGGCCCCGGACGCATCATATGTACCCGAGTGGTTGTGCGAGCCTACAGCAGCCTGTACAGCCCCTGTGCCGAGCGTCCTAAGGCCAGCCGTCCCTACTGCCGGATCAGACAATGCGGCATAATCAGATGCCCCTGCGATGGTGGTGACTCCAGACGGCCCGACAATGTTCGTCGGAGAGCCCCAGGCACCGGCCGTCTTGGGGCCGTAGATGGTCCAGACGCCAGTTCGGATGTAGAAGTCCCCATCTACCCCGGTGCCGCCATCTGACGGCACTCCAGAGCCGTGCAGGACCGAATTGCCATCAAGTCCATCTTCACCGTCATCGCCTGCCGCTCCAGGCGGACCCATGATTTCTGCTACAGGTGCCCAAGCCATTTTCAGACCGCCAATCTATTGAGTGCGGTCTGTCAGCTCAGCAAGTAGACAGTGCCGTCTGCAGTGTCCAGGTATAGGTCTCCCAGGATCTGTCCGGACTGCGGTCCAGGGGCGCCAGTCCCCGTGAACCACTTTGTCCCGCGCGTTCCGGTTGCTCCAGTGGATCCGGTGTCACCCTGGATTCCCTGGATACCCTGCGCTCCAGTGCTGCCTGGCGCACCCGTGGCGCCTGTGGAACCAGTCTCTCCTGGCGGACCTTGGAATTCAACACCCTCGCCCTCCAATGGGAAAGAAGTTCCATTCCAGGGATAGAGATCGCCATCAGCCTCTACAAAGTAAGCATCGCCAGCATCGCCAACAGTGAGGTCATCAGGCAGCAATGCATATGTGGCCACGGTACCGGCCCAGTTGATGCCAGCACCCATAGCTCCAGTTGCACCAGTCGCACCAGTCTCGCCAGGATCACCTTGCGCACCAGTGGGGCCTTGGTCACCTTGCGGGCCTTTGATTGAAGCGATAGAACCCCAAGCCATGACTACTCCCTAGCGAAGTTGGTAAAGCTCTCCAGAATCCAAGTCAACATACATATCACCGGGACCGGCACCGAATACAACACCGGGAGGGCCATGTCCAGTGAACCAATCAACAATAACATCCTCGCCTGGCGGTCCGGGTGGTCCCACCGGCCCTTCCATAGGCACGATATGCGTGCGAGGCAAAGGGGGGCGCACATGCACAGTCCCTGGCAATTCAATGTCAGGTGTTGTCACGAGTCTCCCCCTTATACCAGACGATATTCGCGTTCAGCTTGTGGTGCATCTTTGCTGATTCGGGCTCTAGTTCCAGAAGTTCTGCAACCTCAAGAGACGTTTTGTACCAAGTGGCCACACGACCATCAATGACGGCATCCCAGCGCACATCTGGATCATTTCGGATCTTGAAAATGATGTAGATTTCAGTGCCATCGGCATAGTCGCCATCATCATTAATCAACTCGCTGAACCAGTCTGACTCAGCATCCAACTCGATGGTCATCACGGGGGCCACCCAGCCCAGATGGATGCCAGTTACCATATCCCCTTCTTTCCTGGAATGCAGGGCCGGGCCATTCCCCCTCAAACAACCCGACCCTGCACGGGAAAATAGCTATGCGGATAGCGCCTTGGCCAAACGAGCGACCAACTCTGGCTTGTTGCCCTTGGTTGAGAGTTCCATCTCTCCCAATTCCTTACGCAACTCAGCAGCAGTCATCTCCCACAGATCAGCATCATCGCCGTCAACCTGCTCAGAGTCCTGCACAACAGACTCCCCTACATCGGTACCCAGATCAGGTTCCGGATCAGGTTCCTCCTCTTGGACAGATGCATCCTTTGGAAGACTCCTGATCCTGGCCAGCTCAGCGCCATACCGCATAGAACGAGACTCCATATAGGAAATCTCTTCCTTGGTGTAGTCTGACCGCCCAAGCTTGACCTGTCGACTCACGCGAATCCGCCTCCAGCGGCATACTGTGCCGGGACACGGTACGTGCCGCTCACGCCATCATCTACAATCTCCATGATGGCCGCTCCCGCGCGCTGGCGAATACCGGTCCCGAAACCACGCGCATAGAACCCATCAACCAGCGGGTATCGCTGCTGGTTTCCGGGCAGCAAACGCAGACCCCGGTACTGTTCATTGGCGTGCTCACGGAATCCTACAGGGTTCTGCAGGTCTCCAGAGCCGCCAGTGGCCAGCATCAGCACATAGTTCGGTGGAATGTAGGACTCCTCAACGATCAGGACTCCTGCATAAGAACCGACGACAGGAAGGCCATTCCAGCTGCTTGGCGGACGAGAACCAAGAAGACCCGCCTCATTCGGAACAATCAGAGCGGGCTGGTTGTCGGCCGGGATGAAGTCATAGTTGGCGATGGCATCGTTGTTGTTCTCGACACCAAACCGCCACTTACGGACCTCACGAATGAGCAGCTTTGGCATCATCGCCACAAATACGGAACCGTTCTCAATCCCATATCCATGCTCAGCGATGTTGTCGTACAGATCCTCAAAGTCATCACTGTCGATGGTGGCAGCGCCAGAGGCCATGTAGTGCGTATGGCCGCTGGTGAACGTCGCCCCCTTGTATGCTGGCGGAACGGTCCCGTCAGCGTTGTACAGGGCATACACATTGACGTTCTGCTTGCGGATCTCAGCAGTTCGGTTGTTGTTGTCGAACAGCGCTTCCATGACCTTGCGGAATACCAGACGGTTATCCGCATTGAGAGCCTGCTGGTGAATGGCCTCAACCTGGCGCGCGTCCGCGTCCCTGAGGAACTTCCAGGTATAGCGGGTTGCGAGGTCGTAGTCCTTGAAGTCATACCCCAGAGAGAAGAACGCCAGTTCGGGCCGAGCCGACTTGGGCACACCGAACTCAGACGCTTCCTCAAACGTGCTCTCGCCAACCTGAGGAACATCTTCAATCAGCGTGCTAACCGGGTAGGTGAACAAAGCCACAAGAGCGCTGCGAGCCTCATTCCAGACCACAAGCGTCTGCTGGAACTCATCCCACATTGCGTTGAGGTCTCGACCGTCAGACGTCTGCGTAACGACGTCAGCCTCAGTCGAATAACCGCCAGCTGCACCCATAGGTAGCGGGAACAGGCCGAACTCACGAAGGTCGACCAACTGGTGCCCTTCGGCCGCCTCAAGAGCTAGCGGAACGCGAATGAAACCAGGGGCAACGAGAGGATTGGCACTTGCCGCATGGTATTCAGCGAGAGTACTCACGGCGCCACCAGCTCCACTCCGATACCAACATGCAGTCGAGTTGCCTCAACAGTGAACCCGATAGGGATGGTGCCACCGGCCGTAACGAGACCGGTGGTAGCATTTGCACCATATCCAGTACCAGCTGCAGAAGCAAATGGCGTTGCGGCGCCAACCGGACCGAAACTGTCAAAATCAACAATTTCCCCGGCCCTCATGACATCCACGATCTCCTTGGCCTTACGGGCCTTGGTGAGGACGAGTACGCCAACAATGCCGGTCTGCCCGGCACCCTTGACCACCGCCCCATTCACATTCAGTCCTACGCCAATCACCTTATTGACATCAGCGGCAAGCCAATCTACCGCAAGAGCCGCGCGGAAACCTCCCGCATACGGCTCATACTTGTCATACCTAGCCATATTGCCCTCTCAGCCGTCGCGGGTCAAATGCCCGCATTAGTGATCCGGCCGCGCGTGAGTTGAGGGAACTTCTTCTCCATAGCAGCTCTCTTTGCAGCCGCATCCTTATTGCCTCCACCTGGAGGCTTGGGAGTACCGCCACTAGAACCATTCTTTGGAGGGTCATCCTCTGTCTTCACCAGGAATGGCTTGGAATCCGCCAACTTCTTCATAGCAGCTTCCAGACCAGTAACTTTCCCGTCCTCACCGACCTCTACATCAGAGAGGTCAACCAAGGCCAACGCGGTTTCTGGATCATGCCAGTTGTACTTGTTTGAGCTGAGGAACTTGATCTTCAACTGACTCGAACGCAGCTCTGCTGCGGTTGAGGCTGCCAAAGCCTTGGCCTCATCACGCTCCTTTTCGGCGCGCTCTTTCTCGCCGAGTTTCGCCTTGTCGAGATCATCCAATTTCTTCTGGAGGTCACCCTTGGCCTTATCGGCGGCATTCAGACGCTTCTGCAGAGTATCGAAATCATCTTGGGAAACAGTCTTAGGCTTTGGTGGGTCTCCACCATCACCCTCACCCTTCCCTTCACCGCCACTGCCGCCTTCATTCTTGGATGGATCTCCACCGGATGCACCGCCGCCATCCCCCTCATTCTTGGGCGGATCTTCCGCCCCATAGATGGGGTAAATTGCAGTGCCATCCGAGAATCTCCCCAACACCCGCATCATGCGAGCATTCGTGAACCGCTGGTTCATCTGGGGTCCTTTCGGGGTTGCTTATATCCCGATAATCCTACCCCCAAAGCTCCTCATCGCGCTTACGCAACCTTGTATGTCCCATCGATGTACTCATCATAGTCACCAGCATTGAATGCAGCAAAGAAATCATCCTGACTTTCCACTTTTGGAAATGTCGTGCAGAGACACTGTGGATGCGGCTTTGGCGGAACTGCATTCATAGGGAATGGACTCTTTTGTGCATAAAGATTGCAAATGTCTTCCCTGGGATGACTTCCTGACAGACGCCAGATCATACCATTATTCCAAGGCTTGTCTTCATTATGTACAATAACTACCGCATGATATGCATTGTTGATCTCAGTGCGAGCCAGCCTCTTGGCGGCATAGCTGGCACCGCCCTTGGCCTCAGGTCGAATGAACTGCTGCACCTCCTTCTTGAGCTCTGACACGGTGAGCCCGCGCGCTAGGCCGCTGTTTATGCGTCTCTCAACCCAGCCATCGCTAAGCGCACGCGTCTTGTACACCTGCGTCGACAATGGAATCCGGCTGTGGTAGACACGAGCCACCGCTGCCTCTACATCCAGGCGAGATGTCTCCAACAGAGTGGCTCGCATATCCTTCAGATCCTTCTTGGGATATGCAAGCCTTAGCAATGGCGTATCCCAATCAAAACTGGTTGCTAAAGCAACCGCCTTGGCTTCCGCCTGCCCCGCCTTGACCTTATCGCCAAGTAGCCTCCAGAATTGCCCGAGAGCTTGTTGAATGGCAATAGCAGCGGTCTGTAGTTGCGCCGAGCGTAATGCGGAAGTGCCCGTATGTGCCAGGATCTCATCTACTTGTGCAACTGCATCTTTAGCCGCCTCACGTAGCATCTTGTCTATTTGGACATCGTACTTTTTCTGCAACTTGATATATCGCTTCAGCCATATGTCTGGGGCAGGTTGATCCGTCTCGTCTGACGCTAATGGGGCCGCCATTGGTGAACTTCCATTCATGAATAGCATCAAAGGTCACGATGAAGTACCTGTAGTAAGGGTATGCAAATGTCTCATCAGCATCGCTTGGATGCGGATTCCCGCGCGGGTGCGAGTGGAAGACACCGGCTAGCGCTTTTGGCGAATTCCTGCTGAGGAATTCTACCAGCTGGCCCTCGTCCATCTCAAATGTACGGCCCTTGTCATCAGCCACATTACGGATCTGCTCGACTGACCAGTCATACTTGATGAACCCGCATATCTCCTCATCGAGGTTCATGCGGGCCATTTCGCATAGCAATGCGGCAGTCTCAACAGGCATTTCCATGGCTATGGCCTGTCATTGGACATCAGTATCTACTGCCAAAGGTGAACTTCTGGATGGCTTTGTTGCGACGCTTTTTCTTCTTGCCCTTGCTGGATGACAGACGTTTGTCCTTGCGGGTGCCCTTGCTAGGCTTACCGCCCATGACCACATCTCCCTCTGTCATATATCCCATTTGAATAGTCTACCTGGGCAGATCTCCTGGCACTGGCGCCCTACATTTGAATATTGGCATCATGTCCTCAGGAATCTGAGTCACTACACAGACCTCAGCCTTGTCATCAGCATGATAGATCAGCATGTCTGAAAGTGGCTGGTTCTTGGGGAAGAATATGTAGATCACCCCATAAGTGATCAGGCCGCAAGCAATCATGGTTCCTGCTGACCATGCAGGTATCTTCTTGCGGTAGTCCTTTTCAACTTTATTTACTGCACCTTGAAGGGCTTGTTCCATGCCCTTGCTGAACTCAGCAACAACGTCAGATCCAGTCAGAGGCTTTTCCTCATCCACGATCTCGTCCCCTCATACGGTCTCGCAACACATCCAGCTCACGCATTGCAGCGATCAGCTGCGCTTCCTTGCCTTCAGCCTGCGTTCGGTACACTGCACGATCTTCAATCAACTTCGCATTCTGGGTGCTGAGCACCTCAATCTTGGCCTCAGCCCGCGCCAGGCGCTCCTCATATTTGACTCCAGACTCCTTCACTTGCTTCTCAAGATTCTGGATATATTCCCTGAGGTATTCCTGCCCAGCACTTAATGCAGGGGCGCTCAATGGAGCGGGACCATTAGATGTTGTTTTCTTTGCTTGAACCCGCGCGACGAAATATGGGATGGTTGGTGACAGAAGAATTGCGATAGTGATGACCAGGCGGCCGAGTGGATCTTCCTTTGGCGGAAGCTCAAGTTGTCCAGGGCTTTGTTCAACCAGAGTGATGAGCAGCCAGATGATAGACATCACGACCGCCTCTGTCTCTCTTCACGGTCGGCATCAGTCCCATTGACAACAGATATGATCACAGATACATGGAAATACCAGACAAATGCATATGGCACCCAGCCGCCAGTCGACAATGATGTTCCGCTACCGATGGTCCACAGGATAGCAACCGTGTTGGCGCCCCACCCCATAGTGCCTGCAATCCCTCCCCAGGCACTCCATCCAATTAGCAGCAACATGGCCGATAAAAGAATCAATCCCGGGACGAACCAATCCAGTCCACTCGGCAACATTGATCGAATCAAGATTTGGCTTGCACCTTCAGCCCTACCGAACATGTTCAACAGACCATAGGCTAAGTCTGCAAGAACACACCCGTAAAGAAACCGCCTGCGAATCTTGTCTTGAGACTCCCATATGGCCATTCGGCTTTTCAACCGATTCCCCTCACGCTTGGTCATGGCATGGGAGCCGCTATCAACGCTTGCGCCTTCCAGGGTTGGCCTTGGAGCCGGTATATACACCAGTGTTTCGTTTGTGCATCTTCTGGCAATACCCCTTTGCACGGGGACCAAGATACTTCCGTAGATGCCTTTCGCAGCGCGTCCAGTCGCCAGCAGTCCCCCAGCGAATCTTGGCTCCACCAGGCCCTCCCTTTGACCAATACTTGCGCAGCGTCTCAGCGTTTCCACCCTTACCCTTTCGGGCCTTGGATCCTGCCGTAGTGGAGGCCATCACCAATACCACCGTCGGCCGCTAGGACCACCGATGGGTCGGCCAACCCCACCAAGAACCAGAAGGACCAGACCGATGATGATCAGGATCCAACCTAGCTTGGCCAGAATTCCAATTCCCACCACATAGCCGATCAACAGGAAGATCAAGCCGAGAATAATCACGTCACACTCTCCCTTTCCAGCCAGTCCAATTCCAGGAGCCGATCTAAATCGGCTTGAACACCATTAGCGTACTCGACAATCTTCCTTTCCCAATCAGGGTCTCCCCACCATTCCAGGACCGTTCTGTTCAGCTCGATATCACATTCAGCACAAATTGGCCTGTACAGTCTGTCATCACAACAAGCCTGCCAAGTGGCGAAGCTCATCCTTGTACAACCCGCGCGGGAGCACATGCGAGATCTGATAGCCGAAATGGAATAGGGGGCCTTGCGGCCCCCGCCAAACTCTTCTGCAGACCTCTTGACAAATTCTTCTTTCCTACGAATGGACATCATCTTACGCCTTGTATGGCTCTGGCTGCAGGCAGCGGGACTGGAACTCCAGGAAGCCAATTTCATCTGACATGCTCAAGTCCTCAGAGTGAACATCCCATACCTGCCTTTCGCCATTCTCATCCATGATCTCCATGATACAGACCCACCTGGTCAGAATATTGGGTCCATCCTCAGAAACGATTTGCGATAGGGCCGCATGCGTCTTGTCTCGCGTCTCGTCACTCATCGACAGTGATCACATGATCTGCATCTTCAATGATGGGGTGAGGACTGTCTTCCAACTGGACTCGTACGCCTTCCTCGATCAAGATCTCTCCGGGACGAATGGTGATCATCTCTGGATTCGGCGTGATGATTTCGCCCGGATCATCATTGTCAGCAGTTCCATATGGACCGGTGGGTGGCGGAACATCCATCGGCAGGAACAGTTCATTCGTCGGAATTGGTGCAGGAGCAACCTCTTCCCCAACGATCTTCTCGATAGCAAACAACTCTTGGATGATTTCCTCATCCTCAGGTGTTGCATATACCTCTTCGCCAAACTCAGTTGGCGGAGGCATTGACTCGTCCGTTACTTGAACCGGCTCCGACTGGGTCATCATCAATCTCCTGTCCTACCCGCGCGGCGAACGGGTCTGAGTTGGCCGCCATTGTTGCACTCTGCTCAAGCACCGCTTGTGCGGCTCCTGCCGGGAATTCATATCCAAGCTCGGCCAGCCGGTCTTGCGCCATCTGGATGGTGATCATTGGCGGCGTACTGGTGGCAAGGGAAATGATTTCGTCAATCTGCGCCTTGCGGTTGACGGGCATTGGATCGCCTACCACCGAAAGCATTTCGACAGCGAGAGCATCGCTGGCACTGTAGCCCTCATATGACACCAACCACATGGTGATCAGATCAAAGAACATCTGGTCATATGTGCCGATCATGGCCTGCTCTTTTTCCTCGTTCTTCTTGAGGATGGGAGCCAGCTGTAGGGCCAATGCAATCCCGCTCTCGGCAACACTAACATCAACCCGACCGGCAGCGATGTCGGGAATGCCAATGCCCTGCTGAGCATTGTTGATCAGGAAGTTCAGGTGGTCAACAGAGGGTGCCACACTGCTGAGAGCGCCCTCTCTCCGCAGGAATGCATCATCGGCAACCTCTGTCACCTTTGCCGGCGAAACTTGCCATGGAACAATATTGCCATCAACATCGCGCGGCGGCCCGCTGTTAGTCACCCAAATGCCAAGACCGCCAAGAGCCACAGTTAGTGACTGGTCTGTAGTGCCCTGCTGGATGGCCGCCAGCACAGACTCAATCCCGCGCAGCTCACTGGAACCAAAACCGCTGTCATCATCAAATGTATTGCGAATGTGGTACACGGGGATCTGCGTCACTGCCGGCGGGAGTTGTGTCACAGGTCGCAACACACCGACCTGTTCCAAATCCTTCTCTGTCAGGATTCGGTCATCCCACTTGCCTGGCTTCCAAAGAGTCAGCTCTGAGGTGATTGTGGGGGATGCGGGATTGGTGGAGTCTTTCCTGTATGTTTGTCTGCGGATGACCGTCTTTTCCGGGTCTTCCGGATCAGGGTAATCGTCAATAAGATGGCACCCAACCACGCGATTGGGATTCTCAGGATCCGTGATGGGGAAGTATGCACCAGGGTGCACCTCATGAATGGATACACGTGTTGTCTCCGGTTTCGTATCGTCTGCAGTGATATGCCAAATGGCATCGCCACGGATAAGTCCGTAGCGACGCTGGTTGGCAAACTTCGTGTAGATGTTCTCTCGCCGGAACATCGGGTCAATGAGCAACCGCAGATTTTCCTGCTGAGAAGTCGACCCACGATTGGGGGTCAACGTGTATGACCATCCTACCGCAAGGAATCGGTTGATGGACTCAACGAATCCCCGCGCGGTCGGGATGTACACTGGGTCTTGATCAGTGCCACGCTCGATGAGCTTGTAGCTCCCTGGATGCTGCCAATAGAACTGCTTGTACAGAGTGTAGCTCTGCAAGCGCTCAGAATCCAGATCAGATACACCAGCAGGGGCCGTCCCAGAGAAGTACGGCTTAGCTGACGAGTAAGGGGTAAATACCGTAGCGGCCACCCGAATAGTCTACCTGCTGCGTGGTATTAGTGCCGGTCCTTGTCAATAGGCCAGCTGACTGCGGGAGGTGGAGGCTGTCTGGGATATTTAGTGTCACAATACCATACCATCCCGAAAATCATAATGATGTCTAGCACTATTGCGATGGTGATGTCTTTGGGGCCGCCAGCATCCAGAATCCCGCCGCCACGACGGCAGGATTCCCTGGTGGTCTCATCGACCTCAAGCCAACGCCACAAATTTACATATCCTTACTGCACCAACCACACTTGCCGGTGCGGTCATTACGCTCATGGTATCCGCTTGTAGACATCATGCACTCAGGTCCGAATGGGAACGGGATGGACTTGAACAGGATCTCCAGGAATGCGGTCACTTCTCTCCACTTTCTCTTGCGGGACCATTTTCTTCTTTTGACTCTTCTAGCTCTTCAACGTCACCATAGCTCAGCCCATCAACCAAGCCGCAACCATCACGCGTATGGAACGTCCCCATTATGTATCGACCCATGGACACGGAATTCAACTTTGTTGCGCCACAATGGCAGTTGTCTGTCACCGACGTCGACCCTTGCCGCCATGACACTCTTCAGACCTACGGGAACTATGGCCATTGGGTCGATAGATGGCAGGGCAGTAGAGGCACGTGGTCACTGAACCGTTCTTGACCCACTTATGCTTTGGCTTGGGAATCTTGCGTGGCATGTCTTTCCTTTCGCTCCAGAGTCTTGAGCATCTCGACTGCGGTCCGCTCTCCAGGATTGCCCTCGTTGTCCTTAACGGCCAACTGAACAATCAATGCGTACTTTACCGGTCGCGGAATGAGTCGGAGCACCCAATGGCTGGAGTGCATGCGCCAGAAGCGATCAACCAGTTCATATGCACTGTAGTGCATACCCCAAGGCAGATGCCTGTGCCATATCTTTACCATGTCATTCCTCTCGTTTGGCTGGAGATGGTACATCTGGACTTTCCCTTGGCTGAGGAATGTCTACAAACTTGCACTCTTGTTTGGGCGCTGGATGATTGATGTACCATTTGATGCCACATCTGGCACATTTCATCTCACCGCCATCAGTACCATGGATCATTTTCCATATGTGATTCAACACGCCCCCTACCTTAGACCTCTGTCAACTCGTAGTTCGGGTTTCAATCAAAAGGTTTTCGATAGATAATGCGGGAAATGCACGCCAACCCTCAGATGTATAGACTGTGATCACCCCATTCCTGGATGCCATACCTCCAGCCATTTCATTGGCCGCCTTCATCGCATATTGCATCATCTCCTTGTCTGTCAGCCTTCCAGATGGCTCGGTGAACGTATCCCACTCACCATTGTAAGTGTTGCCAGCATTAGTGATAACGACAGCCCTAAACTGCTGCATCAGAATGCCTGCTTACTCATGCGTTGCGCCCGGTCGGTGGTGTATGGTTCGGGAGCTTTTGGTGCTGGCATTTGTGGCGGATCCACAGGAGTCATTGCCTTAACATCGTCATTGAAGAAGTTGTTGGACAGGAACTCATTGATGACCTCCATCTCGCGCATGTAGAAGTCCACCAGATCCCTATGTTGCGAAACCTTCTCTTCAATCACCGATCGCATAGACATCAGACGCTTCTTGCATTCATCGACCAACTCACCAGCCTCAGGTGCTGGAATGTAACTGAGTTTGTCACGCATGCCCATATCCATCAGATGTACACCGTTCCTATGTCGCCTTGCCGTTTGAGTAGGGTCCCGAAAGTGCCCAAGCTCATCCACATCCTGCCATCGATGCCCCATGACTCACCCCATGAGTTCTGGATCCACACACGCTGCTTCTTTGGATCCCACTCATCAATGACATACTCGTGTCCACCTAGCTGCTCGCCCCGCGCGGTGAGGCCCAGCTTTGGGTTGGGGTCCATCATATCTTCATACCAGAAACTGCCCATATTCAATGGGCGGTCCTGTAGCATTGCTAGAGCTTGGGCTACCGTGAACGACCAGACATACCGGTCGATCAGCATCATCTTCTTGGCAGCCTTTGCGGCATAGATGAATGCCGAGCCAGTGTCGTCCGGCTCCCAATGCCCCGGTATCTTTCGGTTGTCAAGTCTCGTCTCAACCCTGTAGAGGATGTGACAGGCATCCAGGTCAAACTGGAATGGTTCCTTGCCGGCCGCCTTACGCTGCTCGTTGAATGAACCGCTCATAAGCATGCCGAGCATTGCGCAGCAAGTGCAGCACCCCACACCACCCTGGTCCCAGATGTCGCAATGCCGCGCGTGGCGGATCGGCGTGGTTGGCATGACAGTTACGCCGCGACGGGCCTGGTGTATCCAGCTACGCGGGTCATGGACAATGTGTGCCGCCCTAGACCACGACGTTTCTGCTCAATTTGCACTACGTCTGTCACGCGCTTCCAATCTCATCTCAGTGTCAATCTTATTGACATGCTCGATTGCGTCATTCACGGCCGCCAACCGTGCGCGTGTAATCGGCTCGTTGGCCAGGATGACCTTCTGCATCTCATACGGCACCAACATCCAGTGGTCCCGACACATAAGCCGCGCGAGCGGTACTGATGTGTGGCACCGGTAGACCATGCATCTGTCAGTCATCGACATTGCCTTTCGCCTTTCTCCAGCCATCTGTATTGCGACCCGACTTCCATGCCCAATGCATTGGCGATATGGACTTCCAGCCGAGCGCCCCGACTGGCATCCCAGTTTGGCAGGGTGGCCACCGCTTCACATTGTAGCAGGAGTGGTATGTCACGCTTCATGTATTCGGCCCACGAAGCTTCATTCGATCCCTGCTCAGCTGGATTGACTACATCATATCCAGCTTGACGCAACTCTTCCGCAGCTTCATTGAAAGCAGGAAAGTTGTGTTCAGGGATTCCTGTCATTGGCCCGGCAAGATAGAGCTTCATCTCTTCCTCAGGTCATAGACAAAGCGCATGGCCATTGCTGCCACCTGGATGGCCTCTTCGCAGGCGCGCTCTGGCGAATTCTTCTTGACCTCATCCCACAGCTCATCAAGTTCTTCCAGGATAACAGCATATCCCTCATGAGTGTTGTTGAATGGCCCAAACTTCTCTGTTGCGGACCTCAACTCGTCAATCACCTCATCGGCAATGACCAACATTGAATCGCTCATCGCTTGACCGAGTCCTCTGGTTCGCCAGGGCAGTCACGGTACATGAGCCGCTTCTGAAATGGCTGCTCACAGACAAAGCAACCGAACATAGTCATGACCAGATTCTCCATGTCCATGTGGAATGTCTTGTTGCTGGCCAACTCATTGTCGCTCAGCCGATAGACTGCAGTGGCAATCCAGATGTGCTCCTTGCCCTTCGGGACCAGCAACTCTTGCCGATCAATACCAGCTGCCTCAAACTCAATGCCGCTGCCTGTCACGATGCCCTTCATGCTTGCGGCCCATCCTTCATTCGCTTGGCCGCCTCTCTTCCTGCAGGATGGTTATCGAATGTCCATGTCCCCAAAGTGTTGAGCAGCTTGACCACATCATCATAAGACAAGGTGTTGTCGCTACCATTCGTTTCAAACATGACCCCAGGCTCTGGTGGCTTGCCCTCCCTTTCAATCAGCACATCTGTCACCGACACACCCGATCCTTCACCATTGTCAAATTCAATCATGACATTCATGACACGCCCTTCATTGAACAGGATTGAGCAATACTGCAAATGCAGCACCGCCGATGGAGCAGACCCATACAAGGATGAGGAAAATGATCAATTGGTCGTCTTCGTCCATCAGTTCAACATATTCGATGCGAGAATGGACAGGATGAGCGGAATAGCATAAGCAATCCATCTCCAATCGCCAAAAGCAATCGCCGCCACAATTGCAGCCTGCAGGATCACAAATGAGATGTACACTGTCAGGTTGGCACGGAAATTGTCGCTTCGTGGCTGTCCGGGTGGCCGGTTCTTGAACACGTGCATCACCCCTCCCTTTCCAGATCTTGTGCCGTTTTCTCTAGTGCCCTCAATCGTTGATCAGCAAATTTTCTTCCACGACGAGTCATAAATGGATACCATGCAGACAATTCGTCATGCGCCCCCTTTACTCGCTCAGCCGTACGGAGTTGCGCCATAACCGTCTGTAATCTTCCTGTAATCGACGTCAAGGTTCCCCCATCCACAATCTCCCTGGACATCACCCGTACTCTTTCGACTTGGGTTCGCCAGACCACCTGATTTTAGTCATGGGCTCGAACCCTTCCAACACTTCATAATCAATCAGATCCGACACACCCTTCTGATGCATGACCAGATCATTGGTGTCCATATCAATGACAATGATGGTCACCAAGAACCGCTTCTGCACAACAGGCTCTTGCATAGGCATCACCTCGCCCCAACCAGTGGTTGAGTTTGCTGGCTGACGAAGCGCCCTCTGGAATCGCGTGGTCGCGGCATTCTCTGCTGCGGTACGTATTGTGTCTGATATTGTGGCAACCGGCCCAAGTCCCGGTAGGCGCGGCGCGTCTCGTCCTTACACCGCTGCAGGTTCATGAGCGTCTGCGCGCGGGAGGTGTCCAAGGCCATTAGCTGCTTGCGCAACTGCCTATTCTCCACCTTCAGTGCATCCATATCCGCATCACGGTCTGCCACCGCCCTGGCGCGCACTCCATCAAGAGTGTAGCTAGACACCCATTTGCATAGTGCAGACCATTGATATCGCAGGCCGAACTTCCTGTGTCGGCCAGCTTCCCATGCCAATGTCATTGATCAAACCCCCTCATTGAATGCCCGTCCGTTCCTTGACTTCTTGCATAACCTCATGCCACAAATTGCCCATATCCCGTATTTCACGTGGGACAGCACTCTCTCGCTCAACTTGAACAGTGGTTCCAGTATCATCCTGGATGACAATGCTAATGCTCGCCATGATCCTGCATTCTCCTGACTTGCCCCATGACCTTGCGGTCATTGTTCTTGGCCATAGCCAGAAGCGTATCGGTGTTCATCCGAACAATTTCATGCAGCTTGTTGTATTTCCTGCCCAACATGATCAACCTGATGGTCACCCACACAGCCCACAATAGCATGAGCACGACAAATTGTTCGGACATCACAGACCATTCCTGGGATCTCGACTGCGAATGAATCCAATGATCACAAGAGTTTGGGCACCTTGCAAGATCATGATCATGATCTCACCCCAAGTCAGAGTCATCAATACCCCATGTCTTCCAGACTGGTGCCCTCAAACTTGGTGGGCTTTTCCTTTGGGCACTCTTGGTGCTTCCAGTATGTCTCGTCAGTGCTGTCATTGTAGGTCAGCACAATCGGGTCGCCAATCTTGATGGGGAAAGTGCACTCTTCGCACGGGCCGGCATATTGCGCCTCAAATGTCATCAGAACATCATCAGCAAGAGGACCAGAAGCAATACGCCCAACATCCAAAATACCCACAAGTCACCTTCACTCACGTCAGATACCGGAATGATGCCCAGACTGCCAGAGCCAGGAGCAAGAGGAATGTTGCAAGTCGCATCACGCTCTCGATGTCACTCACGCTTGGCCCCCTCAGTCCAGGTTATGGCTCGGTCCGCAGCTTCCATATATTCGTCGCTTGGGTCTTTGGTTATCTCTTGCCCCGCGCGGTAGTGTCGCCAGATATCGATCCGCAAGCGCCAAGGCAGGTCTTTCCAGTGCTTGGGACACATAAACATCTTTGGATCAACAGGGACTCCACATCCCTTTGCATGACAATTGTGCATCGCTCCCTCATCCCGTGTCCTCTAGATCAAGCCACTTCTGAAAATTGCATCGATATCGGAATGTCTTGCTCAATTGGCGGTACTCGACCAACAGATCAACGTAGTCAGCAGGCCATCCGGACACGGCTCTAATGCCATTCCTTGACATCTCCTTAGACACGGTGCGCGAACTGGCATTTTGATTTGGGTACAACTTGTCCGCCACCTCACGGGCGGAATATAGTTTTCCCGATTCGATACTCATGTTTCAAGCCTACGCCGCTAAAAGAGGCTCGTCTATAGCGGGGTAGGGGCTCTGCGGAGCGGGGCCTCTACCTGCGAGAATAGGCCGCAGAGGCCCGCATTCTGGCCCTACCGGCCTGGGGGCCGCGCGCCGCCCTCTCGGGTCCCCGCACCGAATGCGGGCGTACTCTGTCGCCCCACATTTGCATTCTGCGGAGTACCAAAATGCCCAGCGAAAAATCGCCCCAATGCCTCTGGGGCGTGGTCATCCTTCTTCATGGGGTTCTCTGGTGCAGCATCACCAAGCACCGTTTCACGCTTCTCTGGATATCGATATGCACCCATCTCATAGATGGTGTGCTTACATCTACGGTCAATGCGCAATTGCGGCAGCTTCTCTGGATGGTCATCAGCCAAATGCTTGGGTTGCCGAATTACCGCGCGGCGAATGGCATCAATGCGAGGCGGCAACGCTCCGCCAGTATTGCCACCATTGCGCACCTTTAATGCTTCACTCAGGATGCGAGTCGATCCGGGATCAGCTGGATCAGCATAGAATCGGATCAAGCCCTTTGGGCATAATCCTCTGTCTTTGATCTCCTGTGCAAAGTCTGGCGCCGTGAGTCCGCTCTCATAGATTTCATCCAGCACATGGACCTCACCCCATGGCCCAACCTGAATGAGCAACCAGACGGATGGGTTGGTGAAGCCATAGTCCACTGCCGCATATGTTTGCCACTTAGGGTCAAACTGAAGATCAAAGACATGCGTCTCTTCATCAAAGTCCTTGAACACCTTGCCCACAAACTCAGTAAAGTCTGCGGCAATTTCCTGGTTAAATGCCTCACCAGTCAGATCCTGCATAAGCATTCGGATCTCAGGATCAACTTGTAGACCGTTGTCATCACACAACTGGTCAATGGTCCGAATGTCCAGACTCGCTGAGTTCATCTCCAGCATCAACTGGAGCCGCTTGACGTCCTTATCGGTTGTGCGCTCTTTGTACACATATGGATTGTGCCAAGATGGCACTCGCCAAGATGCCCAATCAGTCAGCGCTGGGTCAAGCCCGCGTTGCCAGTTGTCATGGAACCAGTTGTTGCCCTCTGGCGTGCTGGAGTGGATGCTCCAACCGCCATAGTCGGCCAAGGTCGGCCGGATGTACTTGGTCCACACAATGGATTTCATCTTGGCTGCCTCAGCCATGATCACTCCATGGAGACCTTCACCAACCAATTGCTCTGGGTGCATTGCACTCTTGGCATGTACCTGGTATGCCCCGCCCCAGAGCGACATATGCATAAAGCCTGACTCAGGGTTATTGTATGAGCCAGGCTTGTCCATATCAATGCCAAGTGCTTTGACAGAGTTCCACAAGACGCGGAATTCCTTTTCCGCATCACTGAAGTTTGGACCTACAATCCAATACTCCATACGCCTGTTCGCCTCTTTGAGCGAACTGGCATTATCATGCGCAACAAGCGCCCAAGGCACCAACTCATGCCCACCAATGGCACTCTTGCCAGTTCGCCTTCCCCCACATACCACCTTGTGCCGCGCGGGGCTTGCCAATACAGAACGTTGCGCCTTATGCGGACGCCATCCAAGCCTTTTGTAGACAAGCCAAGGGTCAAGCTTCATCTTTGTAGTCTACGGGCTGCGTTGGGTGCCAGGCGGCAATGGGTGCTTGTGCAAATGGACACCACGCTTCCACAAGACCAAGCTCTTGCATCTCGAACACCAAACAAGCCGCATCTGCCAGGGCTTAATCATTTGCATCCGCATCTCGAATGTGTCTGTAGTTGTCCATGTTCTGCTGCGACATCTTCATTGCCACATCACAGGTGCCAGTCAGCACCCAATCTGCCACGGCAATGATGTCATGCACATCAAACTCCAGAACACCGGACAAATGCTTGACAGAAATGCCCAATGCCTCATCAATCATGGGATTGAGCTTGATGCTAGTCGCAAAGTTATCGCGGGTAATGGGCATGCCAGCATCATCAACACCATAGTTGGGCTCACTCATGAGCCGACATCCTGGTCAGTGCCATCCCATACAAACTCACCAACCGAACCAAACTCCTCTGACCTTGACATAGTAGCATCCGTCATCGCACATGGCCTTGGGCACAAGGTCCACAACAGACCGGTTCGCCGTCAGACCTAGTCGCAATGCCATATACTGTCACTGCCAAAAGAAAGGCGCCCAAACAGATGGCCACGAACAATGCTGGCACCAATGCGCTGCGCCTGCTCATGCGAATACCCCCACTCCGGGGGGCAGAGTGAGGGCATCCGTACTGGACAACGCATTCATGCGCTTCGCCATGGCGCCATGGGGGTCGCTAGACCGCACCCCCACGAACTCGCATTGCACCGGCAACCTTGGATCCAGCGGTCCCCAGCGAATTGCGAGCCTGCCGAAAGCGGACCATCGTCCGGCCCGATGCAGCCCCCAAGCGCGCATGTAACGCGAGCAAGGTCCTGGCGCGGACATCATCGCGCACTCCTGGCTCTCGCAAAATGGGCCTGGTTGCAGGCATTTGACCCTCCCGGATCGCTCTCGACCGGACAAACGTACCCCGACCAGGGTCTCGGCGTCTAGTCCCGCCCATTTGCCCTGGTCAGACCCACTAAAAGCGGTCATCTTCTGCATTTTCCTGGTCGATAACAATGGGCGGATCTCCCCGATGCACATCGTCAAGGAGTTCCTCATACGGCTTCATCTCGCCGGTGATATGCACGTCCGTGGGAACCTTCCCGCGCACTCGCTCATAGATCCATTGCGCAGCTTTGAGTCTTTCACCTGGAGTTGCAGTTATGTCTGCTGCAACTTCTGACATCACCCGCACCGAGTCCAACAAACTTGCTCGCAGCATATCATCTGCTCTTGCAAATAGCTCCCTGATCATCCGATCATGAATGGCCTTGGGAACAACTCTTGGCGCTCTCCCTGCAAACGTGCCATTCTTGGCACGCATGTATCCACGCACCAACTCTTCGTCATCCAAATCCTCAATGCTGATGGTGCCATCAAGCAAGTCGCGTACGCGCGGGGCCACGTTAACTGCATTGCGCTTTCGCATGGTTCCATCAGGCAAGTGCTTGGCTTCCGCGCGGGTCCCGCCACCACACTCAGAGCAAGCGTCATGATTTCGACGTGCCCATGATCTGCAACCAATGTCATCCGGATCGGAACAACGTTTGCGCGCACCATGCCTAGGTCGGAATTCCGCGCCGTCGGATTTGCGCGTCGCCATCACTGGACCCATCGCAATCCATAGTATGCGCCTGCAAAGCCAATCACAAACAATGCGCCTCCAACCAACGCCACACGCCACACATTGCGCCATGGCCAGTTGGCATTGCGCCGCCAACTATTTTCTGAGTGATCCGATGAGGCCTTCAAGAAAACTCTGTTGGCCAGCATCCCGATGGCATTCACAGATACACCTCATTCCACAGAACTTGCATGTCTTCCGACAATCTTCGTGCTTGATGTGGAAGCATGCCGTTGAGAGATATGTGTGCGTGTGGTGGTGCAGAACTTTTTCTTCAAGGCTCCGGTCATCCATACGATCCCATCCTTGATGAACAATCCTGCGAACACCAACATTGTTGCTACAGAAAAACAGATGGCGGCCACAGAAACAAAACTGGCCCCAACAGCCAGCAATCTGAACACCTCCATCTCACTCACGTTCCCATTCGGTGTATTCAAGTTCTGCCTCAGGATCATCACTCCGTTGGCTCACTCTGAAAAACGCATGTAGTTCATCCTCATTGGTCTGTTCATAACCCAAAGCCTCAGGTGGTCTCAGTCCACGTCCATGTGAAAACTCACTTGGTCCCTTTGGCTCACGGTTCGGTGTTGTCATGTCCACTCCATCTCAAACAATCGAACATATGGTCGGTTGTCAACTTTCCCATTTCCCCAACGATTGTACTTTGCCATTGCACACAGCTCACCCTCCAGCACCCTCACGTATTGCATCGGCAATGGCCTTGAGTCCACGCTCATTTGCATCACCAACATATTCCATCCCTTCACGAATGGCCTCGGCAACCGCAGTTCCGCATCCACTAACAGAATCACCCAGCGAGTTGCCCAAGCCTTCGCCACCAACGGCTATTGACAGCATTTCCAAGCCTTCAGGACCCGTTTGCCCTCCATGCGATATCGATCGCAATGAAGCTGCAACATAGTCAATGGACTCAATGATCTTTTCAACATGCAGATCATTCGTCTTCATGTCTTTCACCCCTTCATTCAAGATTGCAGGTCATTCGATCTTGTACCCTACTTCTGACCAGGCACTTTTCCTCAAAGTACCCCCGTTTCAAACAAAGTACCCCCGCTAACTACCCCTTCTGACCAGGTCTTATTCCTCTCTAGGGGGTACTTACGGTACTTACGGTACTTATTTCAGAAATTACATATACGTATACGGGCCTATGCGTATTTACGCGCATGCCCGCGCTAAGCCCCTGCGAACCCTGTAAGAAAACTGCCGAAAGTACCCCTAACGATCTTCACACCCACTCCTACCAGGAGAAACTTTGGGGGTACTTCTGTTACAAACGATCTTGCGGGGGTACTTTGTCGCTTGAAATCTAAATAGAATTCGGGGAAAGAACCCATCGCAACTCTTTTTTGATCTCCACCCGTTCAATTTTGAAACCTCCAATGATTCTCCCCTGCATCTTGCCGATCTTCCTTCCAATGACCATACTTGGGTTCTTCCCGCGATAATCAACCAAGTCGTCAATGTTCGGAACCGACAAAAGATCTCTAGCAATGATGCTATTTTCGACACCAATTCCATGAACTGATGCCCAACCTTTCACCAAATCAAGCATGATTTCAGACTCATCTTCAACACGTAAAAGGAACTGATCTTGATTGGCCAATAGCGAGCCAATACCCGCGCATTCCAAAATTCCACCAACAATCCTGGCCCAATCTTCAAAGCCGCCAAGCTCTGCCTCGCCTTCTGGCATGTCCTCATTTATCCAATTTTGCACCAATGTCAAGCAAGCCCAAACGATCTCATGACGCTTTTCTCGCACCCAGCCAGGAAGGTCTGCATGCCTAAACTTGCGACCCTTATGCGGTGTTTCCGTACCCGAGTCCAACCGACATGAAACGATGCGACGTGCGATTTCATCACTTGTGGTGGGATTGTTGCCTGTTGCTATCCACAGACATTTGTTCACAGGTCGCGCCATCTTACTGAGACCGAGCACCCTGTCTTTAAATGTCACCTCTGTCAAGATCATGGCCAATGCAGGACTTGAGAGCTTGTCCTCGATATTGTCGATCTGAACTATGGACGGCAACTCCATGAGCGTTGCGAACAGCGTCTTGCGAAACTCAACATTGTTGCTTGGTGGTGGCATGACCGTTAGACGATCCAGGCCATCTGGACCCAAGACGATGCCCGCAATGGTCCTGGCCAATAGACCCTTCCCAGTGCGCGGAGTTGGGGCATCGATCATGTGTAGCGGAGTTGGGCCCTCAAACAGATCTCGCACAAACGGAATCAACAATGCCGATAGCACTGTTGCGAAATCAGAGTTGCCGGCGAAAGGAAAATCGCAGAACACATCACGGATTAATGACATAGCTCGATCAGAATTCTTGCCATCGACACGATCCATGGCATCTAGCATGTGATCATCAAGCTCTACGATGACCCTGTGCTTCTCGTGATATCCATTGTCTCGCACAAGAACAGGTTTGCCATCATCCCACGCATAGAACGGTGTCCGGGCGAATCGGTCTAGCGCAGGAAGGTGCTCATACCGGCGCGGAGAGCTCAGGAGGGACTCTAGGAGCGGTAATGGAGGTATTGCCGGCACCTGAATCGGCGGCCCGTCCCGGCCAGCTGTACGGGTCGTCCGGAATGAAACGACTCCTGAAATGACATCTCGCAATGCATGCTTATCCAGCTCCTCCAGTCTGCCATAATAGAATGACGACAACACATTCCCTGAAAGATACACCCCCTCCACCTTTTCGATGCCACCCCCCAAAGCACGATAACATGGCTCCATCTCGGCATGAAAATCATATTGATTGATATTAATCTCATGCATTGGACGACCATCTGTCCCTATGGTCGGACAATTACATTTGTCTGGATAGCCGATGAACATGCCATCTTCATCCTTGGTCATTGCTGACAGGATGGCACCGTCGATCAGTGAATCCCACTCACGAGATATTTCGCCAGTATCCCGCGCGCGGTGAGCCCCTTCTTCAAGCTCATGCTCAAACAGATCTTCGCAACGGTTTAGGAACTCTAAAAGTCCAACATGGCCTTCCATTGCCATACAGCAGGCTTTGAAGGTCTGTGGGGCGAACCAATGGTGAGGGTCTGGTTTGCCAAAGTTTGCCTCAAGACCATCCAAAATTCTGACGAATGCCGCGCAGGGCTCACCGGCGAACCGATCCTGCTCCAGCCATTTTTCGATGGCCGATCTGTTCTTGACATACCCGCCAAAATCCTTCTTGGGTATGAACTGTGATATGCCGCCCTCTTCAAGAGCGTCAAACCACTCATCGGGAAGCATGGCGCACTTCTCAATGGATGGCATCTCAAGGACACCGTTGCCGTCCAGCTTTTCACCTGGAAGATATGCCTTGACATAACCGTCAACGCCTACGTGGTATGACGGGGGAGCCGCTACGCACCGATAGTTGCGCGAAATAATCTCGATAGCATCATTGATCTTGCCCAATGATGCCTTCAACGGTCGAGGAAGCTCGAACAAACGGATACCAGACACGCCATCCGCGCGGGCGGTTACGACAACGGTGTCAGGTAGCTTCCCCCACTTCTTTTCCATCTCAGCAAGTTGGTCGCCACCCAGGCGCCACTCCTTCTTGCCTGATGCCGTTTCTTTCTCATAGTGGTCAACATCGAAACCGATGTGGTATTCATCCAGCCACAACAACAGACTGTTGGCCTTGCCGGTGAACCGTTCAATCTGACTGTCGACCCAATCACCGGTGATGTTATCGATGTCATTCTTCCGCGCGGTGATCCCGGCGAACGCAGGCTCTTTGCCGCTAAACGTGCCGCCCTTTGGGTTGGCCCCACCAGATACTCGACCGGGAACGGGCAGCCACCCATTGTCAAATGCACCCTGCGCGCCACGAGCGAACGGTTGCTCACAACGGATGTCTGGCACCGATGGTCGGCGTTTCGGCCTAGCCACGAGCAAGCCCGAATCGGGCCTTTTGTTTGCGGGGTCGCTCCGATATACTCATATCGCTCCGTTCGGTTTCTAGGGCGGCCCCCACTCCACGGGGGCCGTCCTATTTTTATTACCGACCGCTTATCCTACTCGCGGGACGGACCTACTTAAGGACGCCGTCGGGCGTGTAGAAATGCGGGAAAAACGCACCCCGCAATTTGCTTTTCTCCTTTAAGCGTCGCAGAAACACAATGCCATGCCGATCAGCATCCCGCGCGTGCTGCATGCCGCCTGCCCGTTCATACAGAAGCCACTCCTTCAAACGGGCATCTGAAGCAACCCGTTTGGCGAAGTCTGGCATCTGGTACACGATCTGTATGCCCAACAATCCCAGGGAGTAGCCTAGGGATGCATTGATCCGTACGGGCGTGAGTAGCTCGCGTGCCATTGACGGCTTGCGAAGGATGAAGTCCTCAAGAACCCAGACTGCACCAACCCAATTCTCGGCCAAATCCAGTAGCTCATCAACGGTGGCATCTTCCATGTCCTTGGAATACTTGCCGCCATCACCGTTGGACACGATTTGACCATGCTCCCAATGCTCCATGTTTGCAAGTATTGGGACGTCAGGGTCAACCAAGCTTTCAGGGTGGACCTGCATGATGGACCAACCCGTTGTCCCCCCAGCATCGACCGATATGACAACGGGGCTGTTCACCATTTCTTCATGATCAAAGGTAGCTTTCTTTCGGCTGCGCACTCTCAACCATCCTTGCCCCAGAGCCCCCCGACCCAACACCGTCGACAATCCTCGAAACAATATCCACACCGAAACGCACGAGGCATTCCCACATTTCAAATTCACGAACATTGCATGGTGACACGGAGCGCACTTTTCCGTCAGGATGCAGATGTTCGATAGAAGAAAAACCAGGAGGGGCGAACCGACCGACCACGACCCGATAGCCGAGCACGCCCTCTAGCGCGCCCCGTACGGCCGCCTCTCGCTCGAACCGGCGTAGCGGACCCGATTCCTCCTCCGTAAGCGCTACGGCCCGTACAACGGCTTCCAGGACCCTTCCTGGGTGGGCTCTAGGCCCCGCCGACCAATCGACTCCATGCTCCACACTCGCATCCTTCCGGTTCAATTTCGATCCACTCAACTGCAGAGACCCCCACATCCACACCACCAAGCGCGGACACGGGGGTCTCAAGGACTGGCTCCCACAAACCGTCATGGCCCAGACCGTAGAAAACCGATACGTAATGCTTCCCACAGTTTACGCACATGATTGGGATTGCGGCAATGAAGTGCATCTGGCAGACGACCAGCTCACAATCACAGGCATGTCTTATGATTGGTCCCACATGCTGAGGAACCTTATGCATCTCCATAGACGCCACCTGTCTCTCCCAAGCAGGCCGATTGTACCGTTCATTAGACCGAACGGACTAGTCCCTACCCCCTAATGGCTGAATACGCCAATACTGCCAGAGCTGCATGGAAAAGATCGTGTTGGAATCTGGCCTCCACACTATTCTGCAGTTTGGCTGCACATTGCGAACAGATTTGTGATTCATCGAGGATCCCATAGTTCACAGGTTCCAATAGTGTATGCAATGGTGACCTTGGCGTCTCACCAAAGAAACCAATTTGCCCCATCAGCCGATGCCGTGACGCTTGCTGCGGAATGAACGATTCTCTTCCCTAGCCCAGGGCATATCACATTGCCCGTCAACGGTCTCCCAGCCCTGGAAGGTACAATGGTGCCCTTCTGTGCCACCGTCAACATTTCCCTTGCTGGTCTCGCAAGAAATCTTGACATACCTATCCATAAACGGGTGCGCTTCCTTCAATGCGGCCCCCATTCGACGAACGCAATACACCATCTCAGTCATGAACATCGAGCACGCGCGGTACGCATACACTGCCATGAACTCTCGAATGGAGTACTCGCACAAGATGTAGTTTGTCGTACCCTCAGGCAGGATGTACCGCGCGTTCTCGTAGCTCAGGTCTTCCTCACAAGCGATGTTGTACGCCTCAGCAGCCATCTCAGCACTCTTGATGAATGCCTCGCTAGCGCGCGGGTTCCTGGCCACCGTTTCCGGAATGCGAATGTTCGGACGCACCCCCATGAATGTGGCGCGCTGGGACTGCTGGTGGAAAGCGGCCCGCCGCGACCTGACAAGCTGGTGTGTCAGGGCTCGGCTAGCCCCCTGGACCTCGAACACAATGACCTGGGTCTCTAGGGCCGTCTGTAGGCCGCCCCGCAGCATCTCCTCCCAGTCGTCCGGCTCATATGGCTCATCAAGCTTGATCCCTGTAGTCGCGCGAATCGCGCGGCTCAGTGTGAGTTGAAGCTGCTTCTCATCGATGCCCTGAACCAGTCTGCCGTCGGCGTTCTTGGAGTGCCGGTTAAATGCCAAGTCTCGCATGACGGGACTGGTGGGATCATTCCCATCCTGGTTCATCTGGTACTGCGGCATGCCCAGATCCACAGCCCCAGATCCAGACCCATCAGGATTGACCCACTCGTTTGCCACTTTATCCCACTTCCAATCGGGTCCTGGCTGGATTTCCATGTCGCGTTGCGTCAACAGGATCGCATGACCTTCCGTTGTCTCGGCCACCCAACCCATCAAACCTGTCGGAGCAAACTGTCCGGCAGCATCAGCAAGTGGAAATTCCCATCGACCTTCCTTCTCGTTGTATCTCTGTCCCGGTAGGTCATTTGTGTCCTTGTAGCCATCATTCATTGTCGTCATCCATTCCATTGTCGGGTGCCATGCTAATCACAAACATTGTGTCGGCTTGGATAGATAGGCCGAACCCATGCCTCTTCTTGCCGCTGACAAGGACAATGTCCTGTCCCTGCACGACACTTTCAAGTTGATCCTTGAAGCGCGGGTAAATCCAACGGTTGAATCTGATATACACCTCATCATCACCGTCGTCATAACACTGCAATACGCAACTCTTGAGTAAGTGCGGGTCTCGCATTTCCTTGAGGATGTCCTCGATTGCCGAGCCGCTCCGCGCGCGTTCATCCTCAAGATAGTCCTTGTATTGCCTGTGCTTGACAATCCCTAACCAGGTGACATAATGGTTCCCATCTCTCGGCAGTTGGTCGCTATTGTGGGTAGGTCTTGCCAAGGACCTGAACGGCCCTCTGCCTCGGCGTATCTCGCCGCGCAATTCGTTGAGGACTCGACCCGTTAGCTCTAGCTCAAACGGGTCCTC